AGTATACCTGTTCAATACATGAAATTATCATATCAAATGTATCATCAAGACTTACATTAAATTCGTTTGTGAAGTTACTTTTAATAAATTCTTTCATTGATGGATATTTCATTCGCAAAGTTAGATTATCATCCAATTTAATATCTCTAGAATGATCATCACTTACAATAATATTAATTTCATCTAAGTTAATACTAATTGGCACCTGAGTTTGTCCATCATCAGGACATGTAATTAAAATATCAACGCTTTCACCGACTGATTTTCCGCGAATATTGAGGAAAAGATATTCAATATCAAATGTTGATAAGTTATCAATCTTAATACCTTTTGTTAAAATACAATTTGTGATGACAGTTTTTACTGCTTCGGCAATTTGCTTTGGATCTTCACTTTCCATGGCAATGATAAGAATTTTTTCTTCCTTTACCAGAAATGGTCTATATTTTATTTCCTTTTTTAATGATGGAATTTCTAATGTATATGAAGGAGTCGCAATCTTAGGTAACATTCTTTTAATCAGTTCAGTTATTTTTATTTATTAGAGGATAGTTGGGTTAACATTACCAGGAGTATAATTAACACCTCTTACACCACTTTCATTTCCAAGTGATTGTCCAGTCCTGTATATTACGGGTGGTTTTCTATCTTGTGAAACTGGTTTTTGGGGTTCATTTGATTCATTATTATTATCAATGTTTCTAAAAATATCAAAACTTAAGGATCTTCCAGCAACATAACGATCTATTTTAAATGATGCTTGAATTTTTAAAATATCAGATTGAGCATAAGTAACTGGAATAGATGCAATATTGTATGGATACAATCCTATAAATGTATATTCAATTTCCACTTTATAGTCCCTATCAAATTTAATAATTTTTGTCTTATTGGATTTGTAATTTTCTGGATATTGCATTCTTATGAAATATCCTTCATCCACATTTTGATTAATTGGAGTATTGAATCCATTAATTGGATTGTGTGAACCACTGGCAATAAATTCCATCCAGTGTTCTAAAAATTTTAAAGTTCTATAGTTATTATCAACATAAAATTCTAAAGATATGTCCTGATATTGTCTTCTGTGTGCAAAAGTTTCAGTTATACCAATATAGTTTCCGTGTATATCTGCAGTAGAAAGTTGTGTTGTTGGAAGAGCGGCATTAAAGCAAAGTAATCCAGCATCTTCTGCAATAAATCTAGAAGTTACTCCTTTTGTCATTAAGTAAGTTTTTAGTTCTAATGGTAGTCCACCAAAAATTACTTGATAATGTGAAGTTTGAGCAAGATTTGTAAATAGTGGTCTAATATCTGATATTTTACGCGGTGTTGCCACTCTAAATACCTTTTATAAGTCTTATGTTAGAAGTATTTAGATGGCTTATAGTGGTAAGTATAAATAGTAAGAAATAATAATATCTTCAATATGAGAAAAATACATTATAAATTTAATACGAAAAATCTCAATAAAATTTTTAATATAGACGGTGAATCTATTATAGAAGAAATTTTTATAGCAGATGATAGTGAAGGTTGTAGTGGTGAAAGAAATGGATTTTATGGAAAAAAACACACAGATGAAGTTAAAAAATTGATAGGAGAAAAAACAAAATATTTAAACAAAACTGATGAAAATTATAGAAATTCTAGAATAAATTGTGGAGAAAAAAATGGAATGTATGGCAGTGCTAGATTTGGAAAATTAAATCCTATGTATGGAAAAACTCATAATGAAGAAACTAGGAAAAAAATGAGTGAAAATATTAAAAAATACTATGAAAATAATCCAAATCCTAATTTAGGAAAAAAACTTTCAGATGAGCAGAAAAGATGTATATCTGAAAAAAATAGTAAAGAATTTAAATTAATAAATCCAGAAGGAGAAATAATACATATTAAAAATCTCACTAAGTTTGCCAAAGAAAATAACCTAAGTATTGGTTGTCTACAACATGTAGTTTCTGGAAGAAATAAAAATCATAAAGGGTGGAAAAAATATGGGTAGGAAAAATTTTTTACAAGGTAGATATAAACCAAAAAATCCAGAAAAATATAAAGGGGATGTTTTTAATATAATCTATCGCAGTGGTTGGGAAAGAAAATTTCTTTGTTATTGTGATATGAATGAAAGTATTTTGGAATATTCCAGTGAAGAACTTGCACTACCTTATCGCTCACCAATAGACGGAAAAATACACAGATATTTTCCAGATTTTCTCATAACAGTTAAAGAATCTGATGGTTCAATTAAAAAATATATGATTGAAATAAAACCAAAAAAACAAACTATTCCACCAGTAAAACCACAAAGACAAACAAAAAGATACATAAGTGAAGTTTATGAGTATGCAAAAAATCAAAGTAAATGGGAAGTTGCCAAAGAATGGTGTGCCGATAGAGGATATGAATTTAGAGTTCTCACCGAAGACGATCTTAATATAAGATACTAATATGGCACTCACAGGATACGAAAAACCACTTAAGGATTATACAAAAGAGCAATTAGTTGAGATTGCAGAAACTCATAACATTTATTATACAACTGCAAGTGGTGTAGGAAAATTAAGTGGTTATCGTAGATTAACAAAAGATCAATTAATTAGTATCATTAAAAATGATCCTGATTATATTGCCGAAAATCCAAAGGCGCCAAGAAGAGTAGATGGTAAAAAACTTACTAATCGACTCAAAGATTTTAAAGAATCTCTTTTGGGGACAGAAAAACCAGAAAGATTAATGGATGAAATTTTAACAAGATTAAGTGGATCTGAAGTGGCATATCCTGCTCCAGGAAGATACTATACATACATCTATTATGCAAAAACACCTGGAATTATCTACGATAGACATCCACTAATCAAAGCAGGAGATACTTTAGAAAAAGGATTTAGAGGATTTAATTATCATCTTGGAAAAATTAGACAATATAATACTGTTGATGGTGATAGACTTGTAAGTGGTTTATATGAATTAAGTGCCCAAGAATTTAATATTTTACTTTCTGTACCTTATCGTAAATTAATCAGAAACCCATAAATAGTTAGAAAAATAAATGGCGAAATATCTCCGCTATCCTCTTAAGAACATTGGTTCTCAAGATGATTTTTTAAAAATTCAAATCATCAAATATGTAGCACCAGGTCTTAATTTGACAGGAGGTTTTGCACTAAGAACTACAGAGCAAGCATTAGAGCAAGCACCTGATAGTATAAAAAGACCTGAGGCGACAATTATACTTCCAATGCCTCAGAATATTCAAGATAATAATGCTGCAGATTGGACTAGTGGATCGATGAATCCCGTTACAGCAGGACTAGCAGCAGGCGCAGGCGCTGCGGTTTTAAGTAATAATATTGCAGCATCTTTAGGAACATCAGTTACAAAATTACTCCAAAATATAGGTGCTGTTGCATCGACAGGAGAAGGACAACAAACAATTGCCGCTGGAAGTGCAGCTGCGGCAGTGCAAGCAGTTTTGGGTCAAGGAGATGTAAATCAGATTGTTTCAAGAGCAACTGGAATGGTGTTCAACCAGAACGTTGAACTACTGTTTAATGGTGTAACTATGAGACCTGCATTTCAGTTTTCATTCGATTTGACTCCAAGATCTCAAGAAGAATCAGAAAGAATCAAAGATATCATTAGAACTTTCAAATTAAATATGACTCCCAGTAAAGGGACACCAGATGTCACGGGTAATGGTCTTTTTGTTAAGGCACCTAATATCTTTAGGTTAGAGTATATGAGTGGAAATAAGCAACATCCATTTTTACACAGATTCAAATTATGTGCTTTAACACAAATGGCAGTTGATTATACTGGTTCTGGGCAATATTCAACTTATCCCGATGCAACACCAGTTCATATGAAAATGACACTTCAGTTTCAAGAACTTAGTCCAATTTATGCAGAGAATTATGATAGTACAGAAGGCAGAATCGGAGTAGGATACTAATGACATACTTTAGAGAACTTCCAAACCTGGAATATCAATCATTCTTATCTGATAGAAAATCTTCAGATGAGTATCTTCTTGTAAAAAATATTTTCAGAAGAGCAAAACTTAGAGATGATCTTCAAAATGTATTCACCATCTTTAATAAGTATCAAATTGTAGATGGTGCAAGACCAGATACAGTAGCAGAAGAACTATACGGAAGTTCTCAATATGATTGGGTTGTTTTGATTGGTGCAAATATTACTAATGTAAGGAATCAATGGCCTTTATCTGATAAAGAAGTTTATGATTATGCAGAGTCAATCTATGGAACTGATTTAAATGCTATTCATCACTATGAAACTACTGAAGTTAGAGATTCGAGCGATAGATTAATTCTTCCTGCTGGTAAGGTAGTTGATTCAAATTTTACAATTCCGAATCCAGATAATCCGTTGGCAATATTAAATCCCGTGACAGGGGTATCTAACTATGAATATGAGGTTCTTAAAAATAATGAAAAACGTGCAATTTATGTTATTAAACCAACCTATCTACAACAGATTCTTACTGATATGAAGAAAATGATGACTTATGATAAGTCATCGCAATATATTAATGGGAAATTAATCAGAACTGAAAATACTAGGGCATCAAATCCATTTTAGTTCTAGACTTTTATCAAAAACCATCACATATCGGTGCTTGCGGGAGCGGTTTTTCCATTCTCCTTCAGCACCTTTAATTTTTCCTCTAGAGTGTTTAGTTCCGTCTGCATAATAGAAATCTTTTTTTGGATCTGTGAGTCCGCAATATTTAAAATTACAAGCGCGATAGATTGTACCATTATGGAAATCACTATCAGCGTAAGAGATGATTGCTTTAACTTCAGTATCCTTCCGTAACTGTCTAATCGATCTTGAAACAAACCAAGAAGTGATATTATGCTCGTCAGATTGTGTGTCTGGATGGATGC